TGGGTGGTTTGCTTCAGCATACATACCTTCAATCTTCTCTAAGTAAGCTTGATGGCTGCTATCCGTAGTATTTCCTACTTTCTTTATCCCAATCTTTTCTATTCTTGCTTTTACTTTTTCTAGCTCTTGGTGATGCTCTCTTAACAAGTTTAGACCTTCTTGAGATACCTCAGGAGGTAGGCCTAATGATTTTGTAGTTTGATCTATCCAGTTTCTTTCCTGTTTCGTTTTCGGATTAGCTATTGATTCGAGAGTGCTCGATTCTGCCCCGGAGCCTAAAACTGCGCCATCATCTCTTAGATAATTTTTAATACCTTCTGGTATTACATAAACTTGTCTGTCTTCATTAAACTCTCCATCAGGACTAGATAATACTTTTGTCCCTGCTACTGCTCTCCTCATTTCATCAGAATCGTTGAGTATCTCTCTCATGGTCTTTACTTGAACATAGCTTTTAGCTGTTTTTCGATCTATTCCATGAGCTTCCATAAGCGATGTTATCGCTGATTCCTCATCATTGTAAGCATAAACTAAATCTCTGCGAGTTCCATTTTTCGTTACACCCCCAGTTTGAACAACTAAAGGATTACCCATCTCTTCAATTCTTTCTTTAGCTAAAGCTAGTTCATAGTAAAGATTGGGAGTTAAGTCCTTACATTCAGACATTGTTCTTAGTCCATCGCTAATTTGTCTGAAAGCACCTAAACTCTCCGCAGGAATTGAAGATTCTCCTGAATTAAATCCTTTAACAAAGTCTTTTGTTTCTTTTAGATATCTGCATAAACCTTTAATATCTTTTAATATTGATTTTAATGCTTGATCAATTTCTTTTTGCTTTTCTTCGTTATCTGGGGAGTTTTCATAAAGCACAGCCAAGCCAGCAAGCTTGTGCATGTATTCTTTAATTGTTCCCATTAAGTTATTTTGGTTACCGCTCTTAAAGTTTCCAGCATCGTGAACTATAAACTTAACATCAATAAGCGATTCAGCAGCAATAGCTAAGTCTTGAAATTGTTCAAATCTATCTTTTATTGCTATATAAGATCCACTGCCCTTGATAAGAGCAAAACCATCCGTAGTAAATTCTATTAGTTCTGTTAATTCTTTTTTCTCTGCTTCTGTTATTTGGCTTGGATCTTTAGACATTAATTCTACAGCCTTACCAAGATTTTCTATAGTTGCTTTTACATCTTGTAAAATTACATTCTTATCTTGGTAAGCATCACATTTTTCATCTCGCTTTTCCGGATCTAAACAATTACTAAATAAAGCAAACTTAGCAGTTTCTCCATTAAAGTTTTTTGGATTTCTTAATTGTTTAAAAATAGCCAGTTGATAAGAAAATTGAAGTTGTTCTTTTAGTTCTTTTTCTGAAGAAACATAATATTTTAAGTTTGAATCAGATTCTATAATTCCTACAGCATCACAAAAATTACCAATGTTTATTGATCTGGTAGCCTGTAAAGCTTTTCTAGCTAATTCAGTTGGATTACCCTTACTGTCTCTCTTTTTAGATAATGCTCTAAGATTCTTTTTATGATGACTCAATCTTAAGGAGCAAATACCTTGTCTCTGTCCCGCATCATTTAGTCGATCAAATAGTGTTGAAATTTGCTGCTGTGCCTCTTCAACAACCCTGTTTGAAACTTTCTCTATTCTCTTTTTAGCAGCATCAGAGTAGCCTTTTTTGGTTTTTACTTTTGCTCTGGTCGGTCCTTCTACTGCTGCGGGAGTTAATGCAGCAGCGTCTTGCCCTGGGGCACCTACAAGTGCAGTGGCTACTGCTTTCTGTTGTTTAGGTGCTGTTGGTTTAATGAGTCTACCATCCTCGGTAAAATTAATGTGGCCCCCAGGAAGCCCAGACTTAGCACCTAAAAAAAACTGTCCTCTTCCTAAATCAAAAGCTTCATAGCTAACATTTCCTTGAGAGCCTTTAACCGGAGCTTTTTTAGTAGCTCCCTTAGCAGCTTGGGCTGTAGACTGTAAGAAAGTCTGTAACTCTTGGAACTTTTGTGTATAGTCTTCTTCCTGCTCGTTGAGTCTATCTAGACAGCAACTTCGATTATTGTAAGACTCTATTATATCAAAAAAATTTATCATGATACGAAAAAACCCACCTATAGTATTTATAGGCGGGTTTTAAGTTTTAGTTAAAAGTTTTTATCAGCCGTCTTGTGATAAGATTTGACCGACAGCCTCAAGAGCATTCCCGAAGGCACGTAAACCTGCGGCTACACTCTCTGGCTCTGCGAAGTAGGTCATGAAGTCGTATCTGAAAGTTACTTCAAACGTGTGGAATTCATTGTTAGTGCTGTAGTTAGCTTCACTTGGCTTGAATGAGGTTGGGAAGATACCATAGTAAGTAACAACCTTGAGAACGTTTCTAGCGTTATCTAGGTATAGAACATCCATGATAGTGCTCTTAGCTCTTTCAGCCCCTGCTACGATGCCTGTAGCTGGGTTGTAAGCTCCGTTTTGGAACCAGCTATAAACACCTGCAATAGCATCAGCTTTCAGAAGGTGATCGAAAGTGATCGTTAACTCATCGGAGTCAGCACCACCAGGATAGTAGTAAGTATCGTTCAGTCTTCTGACTGGGATAGTTTCTACCTTGTGCCCGGAGGAAGTTACCTTCTTAGCAGCTAGAACTACATCGTCTGTTGCATAGGATCTGCTGATTGGAGCATTTCTGATTCTAATCTCAAAGTTATAAGCTCTGATAGAATCTAACTGCTGAGAAAGCTTAGGGATGTTCCTAGTTGCGCTTTTAGGATCAGTCCCTAAGTTATCAGCTCTAAAGTCTGCTTTGTATCTACTAATAATAGCCATTTTTAATCACCTATCAATTGATAACTGCTGATTGTGAAGTTAGGTTTAGTTCGAAGACGATTGCCTCAGCAGTCTTCGTTGGCTTAACGATAACCTTACACCACAATTCGTTTCTGTCTACTCTTGCAGGAGTATTTGTTGTTTCATCACACTTAACTCGGTATTCTACAATACCTCTGCTGGACTTGATCGGAGCCAGAACTGCGTTTGCAGCGTCACCAACTCTTTCCCAAAGAATCGGATCATTTGGCTCGAACAGGAAGTCCTGAACAGAAGCTAGTAGAGCCTTCTTAAGATATATAGAGAGTAGACGAACATTAACTCTATCAAGCGCCGTTGGTGCTCTTTGTGATGTTCTTTGTCCGAAGATAGTGATTCCTCTTTGTGGGAAGTTAACTATTGGGTTGATGGCATTGCCACCGCTATACATTGCATCTCTATCGCCCTGACCTAAATTAACCTCTACGTCAGTTGGCTTAGTTAGACGACCTCTGATAAATCCTGCTGGCGCGAACCAGAGTTCTGATGTTGCAGCAGTGTAAACAATTTGACGAGCACCATAGATTGCAGGATCTAACCAAGCATCTCTAGCATATGCAGGGACATAAGTCTGAACATAAGGCCAGTAGATGGCTGCATAAGAGCTGTTAATTGGTGCTGTTCTATCGTCTGCAAATCCATTTGACCAATCAATTGCCTGCTGAACATTTAGTTTTCCTTGAGGTGGTGAGACCACAGCCATAAAGTTTGTGGTTGTCTCAGCTAAAGTTATAAGAGCATTTTGAATTGCTTGATCATGTAGGCCAGGAATGACGGCAATTGTCAAGTTTAGAAGATCGTCATCAAGAGCATAAAGTCCAGTCTTATCTGCTGAATCTCCAATTACAGTTGCAACATAAGCAGAAGGAGAGCCGTTATTACCTCCAGATAGAGCGTATGTAGCGTCTATTGGTTTGACAAATCTGATTCCTGCGTCTACAAGGGCATAGGCTTGTGAGCCATATGCAGCACTAATCTTATCATCACCAGTTATTGCTGAGACAGGATCGCTGAAGTAGGTTACCCCAGATGGGCCAGATAGCAGACTTCCAGAGAGATAAAAAGCACCAGTAATAACTTCTGATGTAGCATTGTCAACCGTTGCTCCAATTACTGTTGGTAAGAAGAAGTCTCCTTTCTTCAAGCTTGCTCGGAAAGTTTCGTAAGCACCACCTGACTCGTTAACAGTAAAGAGGAAGTTAGGCCCACCAAAGCTCTTAACTTCAAGGCTATTACCTCTTACGGTATTATCATCATTATACCCTAAGTTATAACCAGTTCCTGGGTATAGACTGTCTACTCGGAAGTTAAAGGCACTTGTTTCGATCTTGAATCCATTGACCGAACCTCCGATATATTCAATGCCAGAACCTGTAATATTACTATTGCTACCACCACTTGGAGCATATCCAAACTCTCCATCAGGAGTATTAATTGGATATAAGACACCTGATAGTGGAGTAGTCCCGTTTGGCTGATAGGCAGTTACACTTAATGATGCGTTGGGGCCTGCAAAAGATCCTACGATAAATCCTGCTGAAGATACTGGAGATGCTTCTGTGGAAGAGGTTTGGTAAAAAGAAGAAGCTGACTCTACGTATGATGGTAGAACATTCCCATCAGCGTCATAAGTAAACGGGAATTGGGCTGTTACTTTAAGAGTGTCAATATCAGTCCCGAAAACCGCTGCAAGAGCTTCTTGTTGTGATGAGTAACCTG